CGTGGGTGCCTGAGAGTTCTTGATCACCATCTCGTCCTGAGCTGGCGTGCGGGCGTCAGCACCACGACGTCGCAGCTCTGCCTTGAGCGCGTTGACACGATCGTTCTGCTCGGTAGGAATGCCACCAGCCCACATGCTGTGGATCGATGCGAGGTCGGTGTGGAGCTGGTCGGTGGTCATCAGTTTCACGGACATGGGTAGCCTCTTCTTCTCTCGGTTGGGTTGTTCTACTCGAAGCTGAAATCAAATTTGCTCGTCTTGGAGAGCTTCTCCATTCCGAGCAGACCGCTGCCGCTGGCATGGACAAGGTGGTCATCACCAGATGCGCTGACCGCCTCTACCATTTCCTTGGTGTCGTCGTCGATCTCCTTCAACAGCGCGAGAGCGCGAAAGTGTCGTATGAGGAGCTGCATCTTGTCGAGCGAGAGCGACGGCAACCCGAACTCACGCTCCTTGATGGCGTGACAGATGTTCTTGAGCTGCATCGTGCGGTCGACGAGCACGCGACCACGACTCGGATCCGACCACTCTGGTTGGAACGTACGGCTGGCCTTCGCGCTCGGGTTGTACCACTGCGCGTAGAAGCGTCCCTCGTTGCCGGTCGGGTTGAGCTTGCGCATCAGGTACGCGTTGCGATCCTTGCCGTAGCCGGCATCCGCGACCACGATGTCCGGTGTGTACGGAGCGAGGAACGACTCCACCGCCTTCGCAGCGCCAAGCTCCTGCGCGGTGTCCTCGAAGATGCCGATGTTGAGCAGGTACACACGGTTGTTGTTCACGTTGCGACCGAACACCACGCACCAGGAGAAGTATCCCCAGTCGATGCCGGCGCTGATCTGCGTCCAGTCCTTCGTGCGTCCGGTAACGAAGTCGTGCCCTGCGCACGCGTTCTCGAAGTCCTGGTCGCCGATGAGCGAGTCATCCATCGAAGCCGGCAGACCGCAGACGTAGTTGAGCCACGGCTGGATCCAGCGGAAGTCGATCTTGTCCTGCATCACGCGCGTGGCTGAGATCCACGGAGCGATGAGCTGAGAGACGTGGTAGCCGCGGATGTGGTTGCGCTCGGGGTAGCGCGGAACCCACTTGCCTGTGTAGATGCGGTCGAGCTTCCCGCGGCACTTCGTCTTGTGGCACAGGTACTCGTAGCTCTCCGGTGGAAGCTCCTTCGTGCCTGTGGGGAAGTCCTTGACCTGGACGATGTTCGCTCGCCAGTCGATCTCCTGCCACTCACCGCACTTCTCGCACTTCACCTGCCAGTGCTGCTGGTCCGAGTCACGGAACGGAACGTCGATGCCGCGTCCGGGAAGCGTCGGCGTGCTGTACTCGCGGAACAGGCCGTAGCGGGATGACTTCAGCGACTCGCGGAACGCAAGCTCGACCTTGTCGCGCATGCGGTCCTTCTCATCGAGGAACACGGCGTCCGCGTCGACGCCTTCGCCGAGGTTGCTCTCCCACGCGCTGCGGAGGATGAGATAGCTGTCGCCGATGCGCTTGGTGAAGACCTGGTTCGGGATGCCGGCGAGCAACGCCATCCGAGGTGACTCTCCGAACACGGACGCGATGCGTGTGATGGAGAAGTCCTGGAGCTGCTTGTCACGTGGGAACGTGAGGATGAGCTTCGTGCCTGGGTGCGTGGACAGGAAGTGGAACACCTCCGAGACGGCAAGCTCGGACACGCCGACCTGGCGTCCCTTCTCGTACGCCTTGTGCTTGTGGGTGTCACGTATCGGCTGCTTGAGGAACGGACGGTGGTGGAGCAGCCGCGCGTACAGCTCTTGCTCGTAGTCGCTCTTGATGAGCGTCGTCTTGATCTGGTTGAGCGCCTCCGGGTCCAGCTTGCGAGCGTTGTCGAAGATGAGCGCCTCACCCTTCACGCGCCGGTTCAGCGCGCACCAGATGATCGGATCCTTCTCCGCAAGCGATTCCAAGCCGGACATCGCCGTCGTCTCAGGTGGTGTCTCGATGAGTTCGGAGATCTTCACGCGCGGCTCCGATGCACGATGAACACGGTGTATGCAGCGTCAGCTTCCGGCAGCATCTCTAGCAGAGCTTCATCAGTCTGCTTGCTGAGGTCACCGTACTTGCCTCGAAGGTAGCCCTGCACGAACGCTTCCTTCCTCGCTGCCTCACGCATCGGAGCCATTCGCTGACGCTCGGATGCACGGAACTTGTCGATCTCGTCATCTGTCATTGACGAGAGTCTACTTCGCGGGCGCGAGCGCGTCGTTCAGGACCTTGCGGATCCACTGACCAGCCGAGTACCCGAGCTTCCGCGCGTGTGCCTTCCAAGCCTTCTCGTCAGCCTTGGCGCAACGGATCTGGAACCGAGTGTTCAGCTCGGCCGGTAGTGTCTTCGGTCGACCTACGGGCTTCTTCTCGGGCTCTGCCTTGCGTTGCTTCTTGGCCATGTCGCCGGTTGTAGTTGTTCTTGTTGACATTGTCAACTCCTCCTAGCTCTGCAGCTTCATGCGGCGGTGCATGAGCTTGCTACCGAGGGTCGGATCTGCGGCGAATCGCTCCATCAGCTCGGATCCGTCGATGCAGTCGTCAGGCTTGTCCTCTGCGAACGGACGCTGCTTCGCGTTGCCGCCAGGTGTGCCAGGAGTGTTCTTCTCGTCTGCCACGAAGCGTCCATCGTAGCCGAACGGGAGCTTGTAGCCGGGCGCGAAGCACCACAGGTGGTACTGGTTCGCGGTGTCATGGAGCCGCGACTCCGCCGGGTAGATCTCGACGGCCTCGCACTCCTCACCCATGATCATGTTCTTGATGCGCTGCAGCTCGCGCCAGTCATGGATGGTCTGACGGTCGTTGCGCTTGATCGAGAGCCACGCGACCGGACCCATCGGCGCTGGCACATCGCATCCTTCGAGAGTCACGGTGAAGATGTTGTTGCGCAGCACGACCACGTCTTCCGGGATCTGTACCTTCGCTCCGGTGCCATCGATCCAGAACGTGCAACGGAAGAACTGCGTCCACTTCGTGTGGTAGGTGTGCGTCTCACGCTTGCGCTTCGCCATCGGGCTTCTCCTCTTGCTTCTCTTCGGGTTCGAGGTCGTTTGGTCGGTCGTTCGCGTTCCAGACCGTCAGCTCACCGCTGGGAGGCATGAAGTCGAGCGAGATCTTCAGGTAGCCGACCGGGTTCTTGTCCTTGGTCTTGTTCCGCCAAGCTACTCCGCACCGTGCCCAGTGACCGTTGAGCGACACCGCGTAGACGATGAGGTCCGGCTTCCTGCCTGGTAGCTTCATCTGCCTCGCCATTACTGTCTGCTCCTCTCGATGGCTGCTCGCACACGCTCGCGATTCACGTCTTCGCGCGCGATGACCTCATCCATCAGCGCACGGTTCATGTTGCGGGCGATGGCCTGCTCGACGATCCGGTTTAGCTCGCGAGGTGGCAGCGCATCCAGCTCCCAGCTCTGGTTGCCGAACTCGGCGATGTACGCTGCGGCTCGTGAGTCGGTGATCTTGGCTGGGTTCGGTGGTGGATTGAACCGCTTCACCTGTGCGGTGGTGAGCGCGATGGCATCAACCTTCAGGTTCGGCACGCCGAACTCGGTGAGTCGGTCGCGGATGTCACGGACCATGTCCTTGCCACTCGGGTCGTGGTCGCCGAGGTAGAGCACGATGATCTCCTTCTCGACGTCTTCGATCTGCTCACCAGTTGAATCGTTGTAGCGGAACGTCGCGTTGGTCTTCTCCTCACAGTCTTTGCACTCACCGTTGACCTCGCGGTAGTCGAAGTCCGCGCCGCAGTTGTCGCACTGCACCACCACCTCGACACCACAGGCTTCGAGCATGCGTTCGGCCGATGCCTTCATCGCGCTCGCCGAGCTGTATCCCTTGTTGACCATCAGCGTGACGTGGTTCCTGCTCGCGATGGGAGCGAGCACACCTGCGAGCGCCTGCTTCTCCACCCACAGCTCGACGTACTTCGGTTGGTTTCGCCACCGAGGCGAGCGCCACTGGTTGACGGCTGCATCGACCAGCTCATCGATGCTGTCCCACTGTGCAGGCGAGTCGGGCTCGCGACCACGATCCTCGATCGAGTCCCACGCGATGAGCCCTGCGTAGCGCGCGTCCGTGAGGATGCTCGTGAGGTTCTGGTAGCTGCGCGGTGTGTTCGGGATCAGGTCGCGTGCGACGAACTGGTAGTAGACCTGACGTGCGGTGAGCTTCTGCCCCTCGTACTCGTCGATGATCACGCGCGCCTGCGCGATGCGAGCGAGCGTGTCACCTCGGAAGTTGGTGGAACGGAACTGCTGCTTGCTCATGGTTGACCTCCGCGCTTTAGCGGGTAGCGAGTGATGAGGTCGAGCATCACGTGACCAGGAACACCACCCTCCTGGTACTGGTCGCGCATGTTCTTGACGACGTTGATCGGGAGGTCGAGCGTGCCGAGCTGCTCGCCGGGCTTGGGGAGGTCGCACTCCTCCAGGTTGTCCGGGT